AGTTTCTGCCCCGATTCCTTCTGGTGTAAGCTTATTTTGTATATTCTCTACAGCCGTGTGGGCATCCCCGATTCCCTTTTCTATTCGGTTCAAGTCCCTTTCCATGACAACTTCATCATATTTCCAGTCTGTTTTTGCATTAAACGCCATGTATCACCCCTCCTTAATCGTAATTGTGTGTTTAATAATCGTTTCTGAATTGATAGGAACATAGACTACGCTGGAACTAACTACGGTTGATTCGGAATCGCGAATCTCAATTAGATTGATCAATTGAACATCAGAAGGGCTTACTGAAAACTCTACGAACAAAAGGTTTTTATCTTGCGTTACCGTAAAGCCTGTAACTTCAAATGAACCATTAAGCGTTATTTTCTTCAGCTTGCCCTTTACAAAATTCGTTGTATCTAGTATCAAATCATTGGTTATCATCTCGTATCGCCTCCGCAAATGGAGTGGAACCTACCTGCCACTTCGTTGATAATTTCGTTAGTCGGTTTAGAGGAAGCTGAATCACTTCTTTTTCATCTAGGGCCTCCGCAAACGGTGTCCGGCCTAGCCTCCATGTAGTAGAGAGTCTTGTTTGACGAACAATCGTTTGTTTAATGATCTTTTCTGAAAGGGTGATACTTTCTCTAATTTGTGTTCGTTGCTGATACACTAGGTTAGCTGGAATCGTTGTCCGAACTGTATGCTCCACTTCTCGGAAAGCTGGTGCATTTTCGATTTCAGCGTTAACACTAAGAATGAAATTAAGGACATCAACATTAACCGTTACCCTTCCTTTGCCGAGTAACCGGTCCAATTGATGCTGTAGCCAGCGCTCTGTAAATGGTGGCTTGATAGACTTTCGATTCTTTAGCCTCATCCTACGAAACTCTAGCGTCTCATCACTTCTTGGTTTAATCCGTAGCATTCTCTCACGGCGAGCTATACCTTTTTCGCTTGCTGTTTCGATGAATTGATCTGCTAACTCTTGTTCAACAGCTTTAGCAAACATATCCACAGCAAGAGAGGCTGCCTGTGTATATTCCTGCATTTCGAGAACGTCATGATAGTACGGTGGCAGATACTTCATCAATTCATTAGACAATCGTCACCGCCCCCATATACGGCGCTTCCTCGGTATCTAACTCCAGATTTCCTGAAGAGCCGTTTAATGTAGAATCCATTACGTCCAACACCCCTGCAATAGAAAGAAACCGCGATTCGATCTGACTGATACGAACAACGGTTTTCTTTGTATTTTTCCATGCTTTACGTAGCTCTAGGAGATAATCGGAATAGACCTTTTCGACATCGCTTTTCACTTGATCTGGATGCATGTCAGCCTCCAAAATTAGCTTAGTACGTAGGTCTATCGTTTTCTTTTTGTTTCCGACGATCGTAACGCGATGTCCAATAGGAGCTAATCCTAATCCAAGACCACTATTCACTATTGGATCAACAAAAGTCTGGACATCTTCAACCAGCTTTAGTGATGGGGGATTGTAGTCACTACCTATAATAGTACATTTGACTGTGCTTCCACCTTTCCAAGCAGGCGTGACTTGCACACCCCCAACACCTGGTATGTTTCCTACCTTTTCTTTATAATCTGCAATGTTGCCTCCGAACGATTTACTTTCTTGTGCATCGAAATACCTTTTTCGTAGCGATTCATCGTCTTCCTCATCGGCCCCGGGTATTAAAACATCTGTGATTTCTGCTTTTCCTAGTCCCTCAATGTATTCGATTGGAATAAGGGAACCGAATACCGCGTTTCCAGCAGATCCGGCTGTCTCACATTCCAAGAGGAATTCACCTGCTGCTAGTCGTTCTAATGCAATAAAATTCAGGTCCTCATGCGAATATCTACTTTGAAGTGGAATATCAAACAACCTGCCTTCTTGGTCGTAGAATACACCTTTACGCTTTGCTTTTGTTGCCAGACGTCTTTCAACCCCATCTTCTTCTGTCCTTCTATCTAAAAATTCGCCTGTTGCGGTATCAGCATAGTAAAGATTTTCATTTGTCTCTCGTTCCGTTTGTATCTTGATGAATGCTGTTGCCACAGATGAAAGAGCGTCATAGATTACACTACCCTCTCTTTTGTCTACATCTTCACGTATGTTATTGAGCATGAATTCAAAAAATGACTCAAATGTCCAATTCATCGCGCCACCTGCTTTGTCTCTTTAAAATCACCATACTTGGATACGACAACAAACTCAGTTAAAGATGTATCTCCTTCAATCGTGATTTTAAAGTCTGTCACATCAAGGATACGGTCATCTTGCAAAAGAGCCTCCCTGACACACCGTTGAACTTCAGATCGAAAAATAGCCTCATCTTCCATGCTCGGAGACTCAAATCCATAGTCATGAGAGTAAATGAGGTATTCAAAGCGAATGGTGGAAAGTGTTTTAAAAACAGCCTGTTTCACCGCGTCCAGACCGTCTACAAAGCCGACTATGCGTTTATTAACAAGGTCTAGCTTATATGTCTTACTCGGTTGTTCCACCTCTTCCAACGTAACGGAATCAATCGTAGAGCCTTGTGGTAGAATCATGTGGCCACCACCCGATCTAGTACAACGTAGCTGTTTCCTCCTTGCACACGCATGAGTAGGACAGTATCACCCACTTTAAAAGCACGCCTGATAATTAGTTTTTCCGGTAGGGCTACACTGGTGTGTTTATTTTCTGTACCAATTGGCGTTACATCTGTGTAGGCATGTGTATGACTTAAATCAACTTCGTATAAGGTAAGCCGTTCCGGGATGACTAGAAACTCTTCTGTGAGTGTAAATCGCTGATCTACATTGATCTCTAAAGGTTTGTCGCTGGTTACTGTCCCATAAAAAATAGCGACCTGGTTACTTGCTTCATTTACTCCTAAGACTACTTGTTTAATTGCTTCTAGCATGCTTTTGCACCACCTTTAGATCGACTGTCATTGTGTGTTCTGAACCATCAAATTTATGCGTACATTCGTCCACAAGAAAAGGCTGATTAATTCCTAGTCTCTCGATGGAAACCGGAACAAAACAGCCTGCTCTTACTCGGATATCGCCAATAGCAGTAAGTGATAACCTCTGTGTTTCTTTGTTTTTTACAGCAATCAATGTATCAAGTAGTTGCTTGATCTGCGCTTTCGTCATACCCTCGTCCACTTTTTCAAACAACTGCAAACGCCCCCATTTGGCGATATTCGCTGAGTCCTGGGCAATGTATACGTCTCGTTTCTTTGTTTTTTTGTTGTCTTGTACAATCTTTACTCTGTTGTACGTATCAGAATCAATGTTCCGATCTATTGTATAATCGGTCATTAAGCTATCATCACCTAAATAAAAATCAAGTAGCATCTTAGTGGAGTCTTTCAGGACCAACTTACCAAAATCATCATAGAAAACAAGGTTTCTTCCGTTGGCAACAATAGATAAATCTAACGCTTTCCAAATGATATCTAATAACTTTTGGTTGTCTTCAATCATAGTAGGTATCTTGTAACTACTGTTTTCAAGCTCCCCTACTTTCAACCCCACATCTTCTGTAATCTGCTTAATAATTTCTGTGGCTGTTTTCTTTGCAAATACATAGGTATCATTCGTTAGTAAATACCTGAGCTGGTCATAAGCAGTTACCTTAACATCCTCATCCATTCCACCGATAACAGAGAAAACATATCCATAAAAGACGTTTTTCCCATCTTTCATAAAACGTATGATATCGCCATTCTGTACAGTGAATGACGTTTTATCCTGATAGATACCTCGATCGACAAAAGAAAAAGACAAGCTAGAGGGTTTCCCGATTCTACTTGTCTTCCATGTGATTTCAGTTATAATGTCCGTTATGTCCCAAACGTTCCCCTTCTTGTTATCAATTAATATCTCCAATCGGTACTCCCCTCCTATTTAGGCATTTTAAGCACTGTACCAACTTTTAATTTTTTTACCTGTGCATCCGTTAACCCATTTAATTTCTGGATTTCCTTGTATCTAGCACCATTACCGTATGCCTTCTTTGCAATAGACCACAAATCATCACCAGCGACTATTTTGTGTGTCTTAGGTGGCTGTCGATCAGAAGGGCGTGGAGCAGATTTCTTTTGTACAACTTTCTTTTTGGGATCTGCTGGATCGCTTAATACCTTTGCTTGCTTGGCTCCATAGAACAGATACTTTTTTAGTGTGATGCTAAATTCTATGTCTCCACCTGTGCCAGCTACCTCTTTCCAATCAAATGATTCAATTGAAACGGCCTCGTTAATATCAAAGCTTTCTCCAGTGTATATAAATCGGACTGGTTTTTTAGTTTTGCTCCAGGTTTCAATGTACTTTACATATTGAGCTGGTGATAACAAATTATCCGGATAGACAACCCACGGATAGGCTTGATTCGGAAACTCGCTGCTAAATTTATAAACGGTGAGCTTGGGGTCTTTAATCACGTTGATTTCACCTAATCCCACCGTTGTATAAGTTTTGCTGTTATTACCATCGCTAATCTCTATGCTTTCAGGTAGAACAGGGAAAGCAATTACTTTTTCTCGGTTGTTGTAACTTAAGCTCATCAACTCTTTAGGCATGGTTATATACTCCTTTTGCTGAGTTCACTACATCCGTTTGTAGTTTCTTAGTAATCTCAGCGACAACCGTATCAATGTCAGCACCTTTGTTGATGTCTCCCGTTTGAACCTGCACGGTAGGTGTCAGAGTAACGAAATTCTGGATATTCTTCATCTCAGCCAGTTCTCGCATCATTTTCAAGTCTTCATTAGAGATATCTACTTTGTCTTTAATTTTCCCTACTTCATCGACTTTTCCAATACTTGAAATTTGATTCATTGCTTTTAGTGTTGCTTCACTAGGGTTGTACTCAGGAGCCTTCTCTAAGCCTAGTTTCTTTTTAAAATCCTCTAAACTGTAATTTTCAATCATATCCTGACCAGTAGCTTTAAATTTAGAGAAATCTGCTCGGTATTGAATCTCTTGAATCTTATACGCATCTACTCCGAGAAGGTCAGCAAAAAACTTCGTTACATTATTCAAACCTCTAATAGCTCCATTTACAATGTCCATTACAGTGTTCATAGCATTTTGTACGACATCAACAATAAAACCGAAAGCGCCACTAAATACCTTTCTCAATCCATTCGTAACTAACTGCATAGCAGCCAGTGCGGTTATAAGCCCAATTACAAGAGAGATTACAAAGCCTATGGGGTTTGCTCGAAATGCTAGATTCAATGCTTTTACAGCGCTTGTAACAGCTCCTGTTGCTGTACCTAAGCCACCCATTATTAAACTAGCGACAGCATTTGTTGCAATCCAAATTCTAGTGACAATAACTGATCTATTTACCCATAGATAATAGATACCCCATGCAACGGCAACCCCTATAATAACAGGAGTTAATCCCGTCAAAATTATTCCTGTATTGTAGATTATCTCATATGTGGTTATAAAAAGTAGTTTTACAAAATTCCATGTAGGGCCTATAGCATTAAATAGATTACTGAACCCTAGACTTATAATCCTTAATACTGAATATAGACCATCAAAAAAAACAGCGAATTTTTCTGATTGAAAAGCGTTGTTCAGTTTATCAATCAAAGGTAAAATGGCTTTTAACGCACCCTGTCCAGCCTCAGCGAATTGATTTTTAAAATTATTTATAAGTCTTTGCCATTTATACGCTGGGCTATCTAACATTGTTTGAAACGCTTTTTTCCCCATTGATTGAGTTTCTAACAATTTATTAAATGATTTTATAAAACCGTCTATATCCCCCTTTTTAGCAAAATCAATAAGTCCTGAATTACGAATATCCTTTTTACCCATATTAAATCGTTCAGACAAAGATACTAAATCACCACTCATAGCTTCCTTAACTGAAAACATCGCCCCTTGTAATCCTTGACCTGTTGTATCAAAAAAGCTTAATCGTTTTGCAATATTATTCAGTTCGGTGATTTGATTAGCATTCTTTGTAGTTGAATAAAAGGATAGAGCACCTGTTAAAGCGTCACTAATATCTGCTCCAGCAGCAATAGCTTCTCTTTTAAACTTCTGAAACATCGCTGTACCTATATCCCTACTTCCAGTACGAGCAATAAACATATCTAGAAATTTCTGTTGATTCATAGCTCCACCTAGGGTGGCTTGCCCTATCTGTTGGGCTGTATGAATACTTAAATAGGCAGCAGCTATATTTTTTAATCCTGAAACTAACCTATTTCCTGAGTTTATTGAACTCATTAAAGAATTGTTAAAACGTTGTTGTTCATTTGTAGCGCGCTGGGTGGCACTTATGAGGTCTGCCTCGGCGCTTGTCAATCGTCTTGAAGCTGATTCTAAAGTTCTTATTGCTGAAGCATCTGCATTTGTTGCCGTAGCCATCTGACGCATAACACTTATAGTCATATTTAAAGACTGTGATATTTGACGTAATGGTCCTGAGAATCCATCGAATAGTCGTAAACTCGATGATACTGTGGCCAAAAGTTCCCCTCCTTTATAACAAAATAAAAAAGCGCCATCTAGGGCGCTAATTTTACTCTGCTAATTCAATTTTGGTTATTTTTGCTTCTACACTTCCCTCCTTCCAATCATCACTAATGTTTTCAGCGCTCCAATATGTCCCTGAACTCGTTTTCCATGTGTAATTTGGTTTTAACTCATCCATTTTATTACCAATAGTCTTAAATGGATTCATCGTCTTTTCCCCTACAGGTTTTCCTTCTTTATCTAAAAAGTAGAATGTAATTTCAAGACTTTTTACCGATTTCTCACCAGTATTTTTTATATCATAGCTAAATCCAGGTTCTTTAGAGTTGTCATACTTCGTTTCCCAATTTGCTTTTAAATTTTGAATTTCAAGGAACTTAGAATATTCAATGTCATTCTTTTCCTCAACTACTTTAGCAACCGATTCTTCTTGTTTTTGAGGTAATTTTGTCTCAGAAGAGTCTGTCGGCTTAGAACAACCTGTTATAAGAGATAGAGATAGAGCAACAACTAAAAAGAATGATTTTTTCATTACCTAACCCCCTATGTAATATTTCTACCTAAATGTACCATAGGGGAGTTAGATTTTTTATGTTTTATTCAATTTTTTTTCGTTTTCTACACGTATCGAAATTAAAGCAACGAGAGCTGCTTTCTTTTTAGGAGGATATTCTGCTAATTCCCATGGTAAAATTCTTAGCTTATGGAGAGCGTAATAGGCTATATTCCACCATTCATCGCCCTCCTGTACTAGTTTTTTACTTCTTCTACTAGCTCACTGATTTCTTTATCGAATCCATTAATCTCGTCGATTTTTTCATAGAGTACACTTGCTTCACCAGAGATTAACATAGCTTTTAATAGACTTTCAGCACCAATAACTTTATAAGAATCTTGAAGAGCTTTATTTTTTAAATCTGGATAAACCACACAATTTACAGCCAATTTAACACGGTACTCATTTGGATCAAATTCAGGCATTTGCTGTCTTTTCTTATTTTTGGGATGACGAATACACTCTTTACGAATTCTATCATTTTCAGATTCAGTGATAGTGCGAATTTTCCATTTAACAGGACTACCATCCTTATCTTTAAAACGTTCAGATACAACAAATTCCTCTACTACCTCAGTTGAAACGTTCTCTGCAAAAAACATTGATAAATCGCTCATTATTATTTTCCCCTCTCATTTGTTTGTTTTTGTTTAAAATGCATCACATATTAATCATGAGGCTTACATAAGCATCACCCCTTTCAATAGAAAAGACACACCCCATATGAGTGTGTCTTCAAATATTATTATTGATGGAAAATAGTTACTGGACTAATCTCTCTGCTTATTCCCAAACCATCTTTAAAACCTGACCGATATGCTACCTCTTCTCCAGAAGATCGCATCGTGATAACTGATTCATATAAATCCTGTAGCAATTTCCGTTCTTCTGGTAACAGCCCTTCTAATTTAATCATAATTCTATCAAACTCGTTTCGACCTCTTATTACTCCTTCAGATTCATCTGTAATAAAATAAACCTCATCAACACGTTTTTGTATCGCTGGTTCCAGCCATTGTATGAGCGTACTCATTGTTCTTTCCCCCTGATTTAAGGGGCAACACCGTGTAAATTCTTGTTGTCTGTGGTATACTGTTATGTAAGGGTATTGCCCGGATTGTTTATGAGTTCATCTTCTCTGTTCTTGGTCGGATACAGAAGATGGACTTTTTATTTTGTTTACTACAAATTCCCCCAATTACAATCATGCCACGATTCCACCCTTAAATTTATTGATGAAATAAACCTGTCCCTTTCCAGTAACTTTTGGTGTATACTCTGTTTTCAACTCCCCATTAGACCCAGTGCGAACATGTGTCTTCAATTCAAGCAACCCTAATTCTAGACTTCTTTGAGTAGGTTTGTTATACATGTCCCCTTTTTTCTTACATATATAACCGTTGTCTCTTAGCCAACTGAACAAACGATTCTGACCAATATTAATTCCCTTCTGCTTAAGTAGAGTGGCTAAATCTTTAACAAGAATTGAATTTGTTGAGACTTCCACTGCCTCAGCAAATACCACTTTATGTCTTTGGGATTCAATCAATTTTTCTGCATCCATCCTCGCTTGCTGTTCTTCTTTCAGCTTAGTAGCTAGTCCAATGATAAAGTCTGGATTGCTCAAAGTCTTTTCAATTGTTTCAGGTGTCATATAAGCACCGTGTTTTCTAATAGAAGGAAGTACTTCATCAAAAACCCAAGATTCAAACTGTTCAGCTGTTGGCAATTTTGACTTCGTAATAAGGCGATAAAGATTTCCTTCGCTAATAAATTTCATCTGCTGCATTCCACCATTCGTAAGGACCTCGCGTTTTGCGACCCCCTCTTTGCGGCAGTGTTTTGATAATGCATCATGTGGATTAGAGTATCCTAGTGCCTTTGCTGTTTGAGTAGCACCAAACCATTCTTTCCCTTCTATAACGATTACCTCTACTTCTCCAAAAGCCGGGTGTCTAAAAAGTTGAACATTGCTCATCTTCCATCCTCCTTTAATTAACTGACTTGTTCTTTTTTTAATTCTTTTAAAATATCATTTGGTATTCTTTCTCGATAGGCTGCTACTTTGAGTTTTATAGCATTAATGCCAATGACCTTTGATATAGCATCGTTTAGTTCATCTCCCGCAGGTGGAATTCTTCCATTTTGCAACTTACTTAGGTACCCTTTGTTAGTTTTGAATCCATACTTTTGAAGTTGATTGCAAATCTGTGATAGCGACAAGCAGGAGTTTTCAATGCATTGTCGAAGAATATCTGAATACTTCATTAAATAAAATCCTCCTTTCGTTTCCTTTATACACAACGTTGTGTTTTGAATAAACGTTGTGTTAAGTAAATCCTACCATGTTGTGTTTTTGACGTCAACTATCTAAATTTGCTACAATAATGTTGTGTTTAATGCTACAACGAAAGAGGTTAATTTAATGACATACGCTGAACTATTAAGTTCTTATATTGAAAAAAGTAATTTGAGCCTTAGTCAGATTTCTAATGCCTTGAAAGAAAAAGGCTTTTCAACAGATAAGGGTTATATAAGCAAACTTCAAAATAACAAAATTCCTCCAGCAGGTGAGGAATTAAGCAGAGCACTGGCAGAGATTACTGGAGGAGATCCTGATCTATTAAATATTGCTGCATATATAGAAAAAGCACCCGTCATAATAAGACCTTTGATAAAATGGTATTTAGAAAACTGGGATACTTTTGTCACAGTATTATCAAATATTTTTTATTTTACAAGAGATAATCCAGATGATCCTAACACAATTCAATTTCTAGAAATGTTAAAGACAAAATCTTTAAACGAGCAACTTGATATTATTATGCATTATATAGAGAGATATGAACTCTATAATTACACTGCATTAAGAGGACGTCTGACCGAGAGTAATCTATCAGAAGAACAAATCAATAATGTAATTTCTACACTCGAAAATAAACCAGTAAATAAAATTACAGTATTTGACCATGGAAAATCAAATTGGACGTACGATTGGGTAGATACTTCAAAAACTGGTATTGACCCAATGACACATTCTTTTGAAATTGTTGAAGATGATAGTATGAGTGGTGCAAACATTACAAAAGGATCGAAAGTCTTAATTCGTTACTTGAACAAAAAAGAAGAAATTACATTCGGAAAAATTTATCAGGTATATTTAAATAATGAGTTCATGATTCGTCGTATCTATAAAATTGACGATAATACTATTCTCTTACAATCAGAGAACCCCAACTTTCCACCTACAGTTGTTAATAAACCTGTATCAGAAACCTATTTTAGGATTATTGGAATTGTTGAATCTGTCGAATTCAATCCGAATGCTTAGATAATTATTAAAGACGCTCCTCATAACGAGAGAGCGTCTTATTAGTTTTTATTGAAATTACGTCATACGTCGTAAACTTTTTGATAAATCTATCAATAATCATGTTATAATCTTCCATGTACATAGACTCGGCTCACTCTCTTTTTGCCCTATAAAAGGGAAAGGGGGTGAGAATATGACAGTATATGAGGCAATTTCATTAATGATAGCTTTTGCGTTATTGATAATTGCTATACTGACATTCGCGAAAAAGAAATAGACCTCCCTTAAGCGCGTAAACTGAGGGGAGAGTCTATTCTTCGGTTAACCTGTGAGCTAACCCTTTTGAAGGGACAGTCTTTGTACAAACCGTGGGTGCTACCAACACCTGCGGTCTTTTTTTAGTTTATGCCAAAGCATAAACAATTAATTCTGTTTTTAGGTAAAAAATAATTTAACTTTCTACATCCAATATTACCATGTATCCCAACTTGTTTCATTCATTATTTTACATTAGCTAACACATTATTTTACATTTAATGTAAGAGCCTACTATAGAAACTTTTAATCTCTCTAAAATTATTTGTTAAATTTATACTAAAAAGACGCCTCTAAAATTAAAGGGGCGCCTTTTCGCAAAATTATGTTATAATCTTCCATGTACATAGACTTGACTCTCTCAAGGGGGTCGACTCACCTCGCTTTACCCCAACAACAGGGAAAGGAGGTGAGAATATGGAGGTATATCAAGCGTTATCGCTGATGTTCATGTTTGGCATGTTCATCCTCGCTTTGTTAACCTACTTAAAAAAGAAATGACCTCCCTTGAGCTTACCAGGCCGGGAGATCACTCTCGCTTCTAACATCGAGTCGCCCCTTTGATGGGACAGTCTCTTGTACAAAACCGTAAGATGTTCGCGCATCTTGCGGTCTTTTTTAGTTTATGCCAAAGCAAAATTATTCATTCTGAGTTTAGTATTACAATGTATTACAATGTATTACAATGTATTACAATGTATTACAATGTATTACAATGTATTACAATGTATTACAATGTATTATTTTGTTATGCATTATATACTCAATAATACCACAAAAAGAGTATTGTCAATACCCCTTTCCATGGGTTTAATACAACTTTTTTACCCTAAAGTTGGTTTTGCAAAACTGTCCAAGATGTCAGCATCTTGCCAAGTGAAGCTAATTTCCTCTTCCATGTCCTCACTATCTATGTCCAAAAGAGCCATTGTAATGCCATCAAGGTTAATTCCTTTGATTACTACTGTTTGCTTCCCAACGCTAGATGTCGGGTCCTCATTCGTGATCTGAACATCAAAGTAAATGTCTTTACCTGTCTTCATGTAATCGAGCATAAGTTGGCGGAAAAGGGTGGTCACATAGTAAATAGTCATGCTGCCTGTACCTTTCCATCCCATTGCCTTATGCTGTGTACCGCGTCTGTTTAGTGTCTTTCCTTCTTTTTTGTTCTTTTCTACCTTGGCCTCAAACTTTTTAAGCCAGAACATTTCCTCTACACGACCATTAATCGTGGCGTAGGCACGTCCTTCCTGACCATTTATCGTGTCTTCATATTTTAAAAAACCCATTTATCGCACCACCGCCTTTAAGTAGTTTTTCTCCATGGCATCGACAGGTTGGATATACCCCTCCGTTAGCAATGAATCACTATCATTACCTGGAGAAACAATAATGTCCTTTTGAGGATCAAAGTTCTGAATAGCTCCTATTGCTTGATACTCCTCTACTATCTTGATGCATTCTTTCTTGTAAAGATTGCGTCCATCATCGTTGTTATTGATCTTCCCTAAGTAATCACTATCAAAAGCACGTTTCCAATCCTTTACAACGCCATTTATAGTTCGTACAACACGATTTTTACTGAAATATTTACGTTTATCTGGGCTAAAGCTAGTAAACGTGTTGATATCCTGTTCTACGACCACTTTGCCGTTGTGTTGTTCAAACAAAAACTCCCCGTTAAGAAGAGCTTTCGTGATCTGTGAATCGTTTAGGCGTCCATGTACGGCTACAGCATCATCATAGGCAGTATGCGTAAGAGATTGGTTAGCGTTAGCACCTGCTGTTGCACCAGCCACCCATGCCGTTGCTTTTACTGCATCAATTACAGTACTGTTTGACAATATAACCCCATTAGAAACACTAATAACCGTCGGATCGTCAGCCAACGCATAGTTAGGTACCACGATTTGAATAAATCTGTTTTGTTGATTTGCCAAGCGTTTAGCAAAGGCAACGTAGACTGATTTAATAGTTGGATCATCATAAGGAACAGCCATTGCGTCAAAGTCGTGTAACTCAATAGCTTCTCGATAAGCTGTGTGGTTTACCCCTGTTTCTGTTCCATCGGTACCGCCTGTTAATGGGATACCAGCACTTGCGACAAGGGCGCCTGAACCAGTAAATGTTACAAATTTATTAGCTTTCAGGTCCTCAATTTTCTTAGCAAGCTGATTATCTACAATAGAACCAGCTACCAGAGTTTTTACAATGAAAGTTGTTTCATCATCAATGTCTTGTTCTACCACAACAGTGATGTCATTACCTCTAATCCCGCCATATAGAGCCGTAACCGTTAGGTTATCACTTGTAGCCTGTGCTTTTGATCCTGTGTTAAGGCGGTACAGCAGCAAGGTTTTAGCTCGCTTTAGTGCTTCCTGAACTAAAAGCACCTGTGGCTTGGAAATATCGTAGCCTAACTTGTCTAGCATATTCTCACCTGCCTGTATTTCCATAACTTCGCCGGATGGCCCCCAGCTCAATGAAAGAGCCATTGTAACTGTTCCTCGGTCACTAATAGCGCCTTGTGGTTTTGCTTCGCTTACAACGGTAACGTACGTATTAGGGCGTATTTTGTTTTGAGTTACCCAATTTTGCATCATATCAACCAAACTCCTTTCTCGAAAAATCTAAAAGCACGTTATCTACTTCCTCTTTCGTATAAGTGTTCGTATTATCTAATAGAGCCGAAATAATGTCTTTTTGAACTTCCGTGTATCTATCAGAACCGATAAATTGTTCTTTCTTAAACCGTGGTGCTTCGCTATTTTTCTTACTCATACTTTAACCCCCTTTCAATCCAGTTCTTTTGCATTTTAGGAACCGAAGGTTTTGGACGAACAACATGAAAGTTGTAATCAACAAAAAAATGCAACACATCGTCTACAATCGTGTGTCGCATCTTAATTCCTCGAATGGGCTTACCTTTTAGGTCAATCAATTCCAATACCTCTACCAGCCTCTCAGCGACCTCGTAGCGCTCTGAATTAGATGAGGCAAAGTAATGGATATCAAACGGGTGAAAACGCTTGTAGCGCCTGTCTAGCTCCTTATCTTGACTGCCTTCTAGCATAAGTACAAAAAAACAAGGCTCTTTAAAACCTTGTGGCAGTCGATCTCCATATACTTTAGCTGCTGGATACGCTTTTTTGATTGCTGACATAACAGCATTGCGGACATCATTAATCGTTATTTCAATCGAAATCACCTCTTCTAGTTGGGCGACCATTCATGATGTCATTAAGTAACTCAGCTTGACGCTTTTCAAGATAGCGCGGTAACTCTTTTTCAATCTCTTTCATGGAAATTGTCATCATGAATCGACCTTCTACCCATCCACCTTTTTCACCAACCTGCATTCCAGTCTTGGCTGCTGGATCATAGACAAATTGGTTGCCTTCCCATCTACCAGGAACCCAGTGTGAGCGAAAGCCGTATTCTACGAATGATGCATAATCAAGATTAGAAAAGATTTCAACCATATAATTGTTACCGCGCTTTTCGATCTTCCCTACCCTCCAGCTTTTTCTTAAATCACCAGTAGGCCCAACAACTGTACGTTTTTTTATTTTCCTTTCAGCTCTGTATGCCATCTCTGTAAGAAAGTCTCGGATGAATCGCTCTACTACACGTTCATCATTCGCTGTTTGAAAAGCCTTTGCCAAACGTTCAAAACCACCCATATCAAAGCTTCCTGCCATTATGCTTTATCCTTACGTTGAATACTAATCTCTTGGTGAGTGGGATAAAGGAATGGTTCACCTGCTGTATAAGTTCGGGTAACTCCTCTGCCTGTGACTTCTATCTCATCGCCTTGAAGGATTACAATGTCTGGTGAGATAAAGAGTTTCGTTTCATAAACAACCTGATTTACTGTGGCTGTCTGTCCATTTGTTCCAAGAGCTTTCTGAGAGAGCCGGCAAGGCTGATCCTCATAAATGATAGTCGGTTCGGTTTCGACTTTTGTCTCGCCCCAAGGCGTTTCGGTTTCAGTTATCCGTTTAACAGTAGCTCTATCCTCATACATACGTTCTAACGCCATTCGATGCTTTGCATAGTTCATTACCACACCAACTTTCGATATCGGTTCAAATCCACTCGATAGTTTAAAACTATTGAATCAATTACACCCTTTGATGTACTCGTTACTCCCTCGCTTTTACCAGGAGAGCTTGAAGTATCGCCGATTTTGATTGACTCGCTAGTAGCAGTTGCGGCGGCCACTTCACCAACTGTTGCTTGTTCAACCCTCAATGCATCAATGACCATAGAAGCCCATGTAAAATGTAATGCTGTTGGAATGTCTGAGATACCACAATAGTGCATAATGCGATTCCCTATCTCATTGATATACGTTTCGATTAACGGTTGTAGAGTGTCATCAGAAAGCCTAAGTCGTTCCTTTACAATAGGCCATATCATTATTCTTCCTCCGTTCTAATAACACCGTCTTTTATTAAACCCTCTCGATCTTCTTCTTGGATTTCAGACACTTCTCCAGCCTTATAACGTTTACCACGATATTTCACGTTCACAGTCCATACAACTGATCCAGAATCCTTTTCCTGACTAGCTTTCTTAGCCATAACTATTCACTCCTTTGAATCAAATAAGGGAAGATCCCCTCCCCTCTTGACTAAGCAACTCTTGCGATGAAAATAGTATCTATGGTTTCGAATGAAGGCAGGACAATCTCGCTAACGATAGTTTCTACATTTACTGGGTGTGGCTCTTTAATCGTGGTTATTGCTACACCTGTATTAACAATGGAAACCTGCGCTACTGTGCTTCCAGCTATCAAATCAGATTCTTCTGGTGTGGTACCGTAATATGTGTTTCCAAGCGTTCCATCTGGGATGAGCGTAAAAACATCATCTGGATAGAATAGATTTGTACTACCATCCTGTAGAGCAAACTTTTTATTGTAAACTGCTACATTAATCCCTAACTTAGATTGTAAATACTGCTTCATCATTGCGTCTGTCATGATGACGTTCTGACCGCCCAATGGATTCATATCTAGTCGTACAGGTTTGTTCTGCAAGATGTAATTCCACGTTTTCCGTGTGCAAATCGCATTCGTTGGGCGAACACCCGTATCATCCTCGACCTTATCCTGCCATGTCTTAATATCACCGACCACATCAGCGTCTGGACTGCTCCACTTCGCATCAGCAGTCAACGTTTCTTTGTGCTCCTCTGGCATTTTATAGTTGTAGTCATAGTTCAATCGGTTAGCCGTAATGCTAATCTTTCCAGTAGAAAGCAACTGCATGATCATACGTTCTGGAATAACTTGTGCACCATTTACCAGGTTAGTTACATCATCATAGATCGCATTGATAACTGGCATGATTAACGCTTCGTTTTTCGAAGCAGCAAGTTTGTTTAGTTCCTGACGATCTTTCTCCCCAATCCGCATTGCTTCACGGAAGAACGGCATTTCCGTATCAATTTTGCTGAATCCGATACGATCACGTAGTGTAGCCTTTGCATCGAATTCAGAAGGCATTAATGCAATTGGTAGTCCTCGTGAACCTTTAATCCAACTCAGATCAAGACCAAGTTGTTTTTTTGACGGGAACAGTGTGGCTCCCAAATAAGGAATCGTGTTAGATGGATTAGCTAGATAGTACGTTGAAATGTTCTTTGCATTTACAAGATCAAAAATATTCATTCAGTAACACCCTTTCTTATTTCAAAAATGTAATTTGTTTAAGCGCAGCAGTTTCTGCAACATCAGGTTGATTCGGAATTTTATTTACATCAATAAATCCATGGATGACCATTGCTCCTGATGCAGGGCCATACGTGACATCAGTGTCATTTAATAGAACACCCTCTGCATCTGACTTATCAGTAGATGTTTTAGCCTTCTTTGCAACTTTACTCGGATCAGCTAGCACTCCACCGCCCAAAATAGTTCCAGCCGGTACTATTTTCTTTCCCTCAGCATTCGCCGTAACTCCCGTATCATCTACTGTTACAG